TCTACAGCAGAATCAATAGAAGAAGAAATCGCTGATTTTGCTCTTGAATTAAAAGACTTCAAAGCGAATTGGCATAAGAAATTGCTTTTTGCATGGGTCAAGATAGTTAAGAAATTCTTTAATGCAATCGGATTAGGTGCATTATTCAAACCTCTCTTCTTGACATTTTGTGATATTCTTAAATTACTAGGAATGAAGTTTGATATCAATATTAAGATGCCAGATATTGAAGGTGTCATAGAAAGCACTAAAAAAGATGTTAAGACTGTTCAAGGTCTATTGTCAAAAGAGAGTTTCAAAAACGATACAAGTGGTCTGATAGTTGGTAGTGGTGGTTCAATGACAATTACACCTGAAGGTTCTGGTTCGAATACACATATCTTTATAGACGGAAATAGAACAACTGATTTTACACAAAATCTAAATGGAACTATTACAGTAGATGCGCCTTCTGGTGCTCAAGTTATGGCAGTCAAAACAAATAAAGAATTTTTACAATCTGGTCAATTGACTTACGCAATTCCTGGTCTTGGAAACAATGTAGATATATATGTTTCTAACGAACTTCTAGACCCTGCTTATTATACATTCGATGTTTTGGGTAGAACAATCACATTTGTAAATACATCAGAATATCCTGCACCGACAAGCGGTTTAATTTCAGTAGAATCTCAATAAAAGGGATTAAGTGATTATAAATAGTTAAATGGCAAACTCTAGAGATTACACAAAACCGAATTCTAAGACAACAGCAGTTAAGGACGCTTATTCAGACCTTGACATAATGTTTACATCTCATCCTGTCACAAATGACATTACAGTTAAGAAAGATACAGATGCAATTAAGAGAGCAGTAAGAAATATCTTATTAACAAATCACTATGAGAGACCATTTAGACCAAACTTCGGTGGTAATCTGAGAGGTCAATTATTCGAATTAGACACTGTTGGTGCTGGTCGAAGAATTAAAAATAGATTAGAGAAAGTATTAAAGATATACGAACCTAGAATATTCAATATTCAAGTTGAAGTTTCCGATGTTCAGAGAAACAACCTAGATGTCAGAGTATTCTATTCAATTAAAAACGGTCTACCAGGACAACAAGTAGATTTCACCGTAAGTAGGGTACGATAATGGCAGTAAAAAGTTCACAAATAAACGCAACCGATTTAGACTTTGACGATATAGTCGATAATATTAAAACATATCTTAAAGGTCAAGACAAATTTAAAGACTATGACTTTGAAGGTTCAAACATGTCAGTTCTTATTGATATGTTGGCATATGCATCACATATTGGTGGTGTAAACACAAACATCGCCGCTTCAGAATTATTCTTAGACTCAGCACAGATTCGTAAGAATGTAGTATCAAGAGCAAAAGACTTAGGTTTCACACCTGCATCAGAGAAAGCATCAACTGCTATAGTTGAAGTCGCAATGAACAATATAAGAAACATCGATGGCACAATCCCTACAGGTGACCAGATGCGACTCGCTAGAGGTCATAATTTTGTTTCAGTCTATGATGGTGTATCTTATAACTATGTGAATGCAGATTCAATCATACCAACAAGAGATGGTTTAAATTTTAAATATGAAAATGTAAACTTAGTTCAAGGTCAATACATAACAGATACATTCATATACGATAGTCAGATTAAGAACTCTAAATTTGTTTTATCAAACGCAAGAGTTGATAAATCTAAATTAGAAGTATCAATCACATCAGATGGTTTTTCAAACAAGTATACTCTATCAACAGATGTATCTACAATAACAAGTTCAAGTAGAGTTTTCTATACCCAAGAAAACGAAGAAGGTTTCTTAGAGATATATTTTGGTGATGGTGTTTTAGGTAAAGCATTACTAGATGGTGATATTATTGATGTCACATACATCGTAGTAGATGACTTTCATGCCGATGGTGCAAAAATATTTTCAATGTTAGATGCAATCAATGGGTTTACAAACGCATCAATCACAACATTGTCTAACTCATCAGGTGGTGCAGAAAAAGAATCAATCGATTCAATCAAATTTAAGGCAACAAAATTCTATACATCACAAAACAGATTAGTCACATTGAATGACTATAAAGCAAAAGTACAAGAGTACTATCCAAATGCTGATGCAGTTGCAGTATGGGGTGGCGAAGACAACGACCCACCTGAATATGGTAAAGTGTTCATATCACTTAAACCACAAAACTCAGACTATCTATCTGAAACAGAAAAAACAGAAGTTCAAAACAAACTTAATCAACTTAATATGTTGACTGTTAGACCTGTTATCAAAGATGCAGAGATAGTCAAGATTCTTGTATCAACAGTATTCAAATACAACAAGAATGAAACAACTCTCTCAAAAGGAGAATTAGAACAATTAGTAAGAACAGGTATCGTCAATTTCGATAATACAAATCTTAACAACTTTGATGCAATCTTTAGACATTCAAACCTTGTTAAGGCGATTGATGAGATTAACGATGCTATTCTATCAAACATTACTAATGTAAGATTAAGAAAGAAGAAAGATGTAAAATTAAATTTCTCAGAAGGTTTAGTTATCAATTTTGGAAACTCATTCTATCACCCACATGATGGACACAATAAAACATCAGGTGGTATTTTAGTATCAACAGGTTTCAAAATAGATGGCGATTCTGTAAATACATATTTCTTTGATGATGACGGTTCAGGCAATGTTAGACGATATAGTCTTGCATCAGGTCAGAGAGTCATCGCAGATTCATCTGCTGGCACAATAGATTACGCCAGTGGTAAAGTTTCGATTGATGCCATTAAGTTTACCTCAACAGTAAACAGTGATACATCAATCGATTTCACCGTGATACCAGAAAGTGACGATGTTGTTGCAATCAGAGGTTCTTTGATTGACATCAGTGTCGATGACATTAAAGTATCAGGTGAGGTTGACACCATTTCAAGTGGTGAAAGTAGTGCTGGTATAGGGTACAACTCTACATCTAGCAGTTCATATTAATATGAGTAAAGTGATTACGGCATTTACCGTAAGTAGCATTCCATTAACTTGGTTTTTATAGGAGGAAACTAACAATGGCAGATAAAAAAATTACCGCTCTGACAGAGATAGCGGCTGGTGATGTAAACGCAGTAGATTTACTACACATCGTTGACAATCCAACAGGAACACCTGTCAATAAGAAAATGAGTTTGGCAAGAATGTTTAACAATCTTCCAACTTACATTGCATTCGATGATGTTGAAGCATTAGACGAATCTTCATCAGTAGTTTCAGCAACTGAAGCAGTATCTTTGATTGATATTACAGGTCAAAGTGGTTCAGATGTTGCAATGACTTTAGCTGATGGCGCTTCAGTTGGTCAAATCAAAATCATCGTAAGAAAAGATGATGCAGTTGCACAAAATGTTGACATTACTGTTAACTCTTGGACTTCAACAGGTTCAGGACCTCACATCGTATTAGCGACTGGTGGGGCATGTGTATTGATTGCATTAGGGTCAGATTCAGATTTAGTTTGGTATCCACTAAGCGTAATCGGAACTAACTCTTCTGTAGCAGGCATCTAATAGGATAATTTAATGGCACACGAAAAACACATTGTAGATAGATTATCGACAAGATTACCGAGTCTTCTTCCTGAACATATCAGAGAAGATTCACCTTTCTTTGAAGATTTCTTACAAGCGTATTTCGAGTACCTAGAATCCGAAATAATAGTCCTCGAATCGCAAGGCGATTTAGAGGGCGTCAGGTTAGAGGACGGTACTTCTCTAGAGGAATCTAAGATATTAATCGAAAGAGGTACCGACCCTGCCGCTCCTGATATTGAAACATCAAAACTATTACAAGAATCTCCAACAGAACCTTTTGCAAAGGGTGAATACATCTACGGCAAAACAAACGGTTCAGTTGCAAAGATAAAAGTCATTAACGGACTAACATTAATAGTTGATACAATTTCAGGTACAGGTTTCGCAGAAGGCGAATCTATAGAAGGTCGAGATGGTCAACAAACAGGTGTAGTTAAAAATTATAAAGAGAACTCAGTTGTTGCATCAAACAGACTACTAGACTATTCAGATATTGATAGAACATTAGAATCGTTTTTAAAATATTTCCAAAAAGATTTCATTCCGTCATTAGATTTAAAAGAAACACAAAACGCAAGATTAACATTAAAGAACATTGGTTCATTGTACAAACAAAAGGGTACTGCTGAATCAGTTAAGTTCTTAATGCGACTTCTGTACGGCGAAAATGCAGAAGTTAAGTATCCAATAGACGAAACTCTATTCGCTTCAGGTTCAGCATATAACGAAGAGAGAAGAGTATCCGTCACTATGGATCCAGGCGGAACACCCAAAAGAACAGATAAGATTGTTCAGTATGATATTGAAACACCGACATTAATAACTGCTGATGCAATCGTAGAAAATGTTTTCATCATTGATGAGAACGCAAGAAAATACTCAGTATCGATATCCCTAGAACATCGAGGTGAGTTTGATTTCAATAGAGAAGTCACATTCATAGACAGAGATGGTGTGACAAAATATGTCGGTACATTAAAAGGTGTTGTATCAAAACCTTCTGATAGTTCATCATCTATCTTTGTAAGTTTAGAAGATGACTCAGGTGATTTATTACTTGAAACAGGAAGTGGTATTGTCCATGAACAATCTACAATTGGTGCCTTGTATGATATGCAAGATGTTATCAATTATTCAGGTGGTAAAGCAGATACAGATACACTATTAGCAAAAGCAAATGTCACAGGTCTAACAAGAGGTGGCATAGAAAGAATTTTCATTGAAGAAGGTGGTATCAACTACGAAGGTGGTGATTTAATCATATTCGATGATTCAGCAACAGGTGGTAACGGTGCAGAAGCACTTATCGGTTCTGTTGGTGATGAGATTATATTAGAAGATGCCCTTGCCTTTGAACAGTATGAAATCACTGCAACAGCAGGTCAAGTAATCTTCGGTGGTATGCTCAATGGTAAAGCAGTTAGAGATGACCATAACAAACCAATAGCAATTAATGCTGTAAATACAGCAGTAGAAGTTCACATTGACGGCATCGTTCAAAATCCTGAACATTATCAAGTAAATAGAGATAGCATCGTGTTCACTACACCTCCCACACTTTTAGGGGGAGAAAGAGTGGAGATATTTACAGATAAAAGTAGATTACTCTATGAAGATGGTACTGAGATGTTATTGAATGCATATGAAGTAGAAGATGTACTCAATAGTGGAAACTTTGTTAAAGTTATAACAGACCAAAGAATCAGGTCTGTACAAATAACAAACCAAGGTACAGGTTATACAAAACTACCAACTGTATTCCCAGGCGGTTATCTATACTTCAAAGATGTATCAGGTTTCCAACAAGGTGAAAATATACAAGGGTTGACATCACTTGCAACAGGTAGTATAATTAGAGTAGAGTCTGATAGAAACAGACTTGTCATCAAAAGAACCTCAACAGATATCAATGCTTTCTCAGTCGGAGAAACAATCAGAGGTTCTAACTCACTAGAAGAAGAAACATTAACACAAACAACTGTATCATCAGGTACAGGTGCAACTCTATTCGCATATTCAGATTCAATTGGTGGTGTAGAGAAATTAACAATCACATCGCAAGGTGATGAGTTTGATAGTGATGCAATAATTGATGCTACATCATATTACAATATGATGATTACTACACCGACAGGTAATCTAAACCAAGATGTACAGATAACAGGTGAATCATCAGGTGCAACAGCACTGATACAGTCATACGATGCACAAAGACACATTCTAAAATACAAAAACTTAAATGGAATGTTTATCGATAACGAGAAAGTCACATACGAGAATAGTGATAGTTTCGATATTATTAAAAACTCTCCTTATACAGGAAGAGGTACAGTCGCTGGTGAAGGTCTATTAAACGATTCATTCCTCAGTGATACAGGTTTCGCAGATTCTAAAGTTGCTAACATACATGATAGTAAACTTTATCAATCACATTCATACATCATTAAAGTTGGTGAGTCAATCAACAACTATCGTTCAATTGTAAAAGACTTAATTCATCCATCTGGTCACATCTTCTTTGGTGAAGTTGCAGTTAAAACTGAGATATTAAGTTCAGACATTGAAGGTAGATTCGATGTAAACGAAGATAATAAATTAGGTATATTATCTACTAAGTTCGTTCCGACAATTATCATTACGGCATTCCCAACAAACAATGTCTTATTAGAAGAATCGACAAGAGATATAGAACATAGACTTCTATTAGAAGATGACCATCTGTTAGAGAACGAAGATTCAAGAGATAATATCGCACAAACATCAAAAGAAACAGTATTGATGTTATGGACAACAGCAGACGAAGTAAATGCTCAAGATATGATTACTCAACTTCGTGATGCAGGTAATGAGAAGAACAAAGATTTACATGAGAACGCTCATTACAATGTTCATACAATTAAAAAATTCATTAACGATTCAACAAACGCTGTTATTGATGCAAGGGTAAGTTTACCGATTGCACCTGTAGCAGAGTCCGTCACATTGTTGAATCAAAGGTCGCCAAGATTAGACGGAGTAATCAGTGTACTTAACTTAGATACACCTGATAATGATTACTATATAAAAGAAACATCGTTCCCAATCGATAGTGAATATGGGGCAATCGGTGTTAGACCGTCTGACCAAGGTAAGGTTTTTCAATATTATCATCCATCAGAAGAGATACTTATACTCGAAGATGGATATAAAATACTAAATGAAGAACCTTTAAACAATTTAAGATTTGACCCTGTTGATAAGGGTGACTTACATGGTCATAAAATCTTAATGGAAGACGACTCAGGTACAATTTTGTTAGAAGATGAAACTGTACCAGAAGATAGAGAGTACTTCGTCACTGAAAGGTCGTATGATTTACATTCACCATTCATGTATTACGAAGACCACGATAGAATTGTAATGGAGAACGGAGATGTTCTTATTAAAGAGGGTGCAGGTGAGAGTGTACATACTTTTGTGCCTCTAGGGCCTACTTTTAGAACTCTAAATAAGATTGCATTCCAGAACTGTTATAAGATATCTTATTATCTATTAGATGAACCTTCTGATACAAATGATGAAGATAGAATTTTAATGGAAGACGGAATCAGCGGTATATTAATGGAAGATGTAGAAGCGACAGGTTTGACTATTTCTCAGTTAGAAGAACAGTTAGGCAACTTCTATGTCAATGATTTACCACTACACGAAAGAAAAAGAACGAATATTGCATTCAGTTCTTATGTTAATTCATCAAATATAACAAATTCGACCTTACAGTCGTTATAAATAGTTTAATAAATAAACTGGAGTTTAGAGAAAAATGGCAGCAATAATAACAGAAAAATTTAGAACGCACAATGCAAGGCAGTTCATTGAAGATTTTGGTGAAGCAAACTCTTCGAACTATATCTTCATTGGCAGAAGTCACAGTTGGGCAGACGATACAAGTCCTCCTGCACCAGCTAATTCAGAATCAGAAGAAATACAAGCATATGAAGATATGATTGCACTTAAAAAAGTTGCAACTTCTGATATTACACACGGTCTAGTCAGATACGATTGGACAGAAAATACAAAGTATGATGAGTGGAGAGATAATTATTCTTCTGCTAATCCTACGAATGTCACAGGTGTATCAAACTTCTTCGATGGAAGAGGTTA